GGCGAAGAAAGCGGCTATTGAAGCTTCAAGAAGACGAGCTGTTATTGAAGCAGCTAGAGCAAAAAAAGCAGAAGCGGAAAAAGAAAGAGCGGCTGAAGCTAAAAGAGCCGCCGAAGCTAAAAGAGCCGCTGAGGCTAAAAGGATTGCTGAAGCAAAAAGAGTAGCTGAAGCTAAAAAAGCCGCTGTTGAGGCTCAAAGAAGACGGGCCATTATTGAAGCGGCTGAACGAGAAGAAAAGAAGATTGCAAAAGAAAGGGCAGATAAAGCTGCTGAAGCTAGGGCTGCTAAAGAAAGAGAGAGAGCTGCAAAAGAAGCCAAGGCTGCAAAAGAAAGAGCCGAAGCTAGGGCTGCTAAAGAAAGAGCAGATAAAGCTGCAAAAGAAAGAAATAGACTTAGAGCTATTAAAGAAGCAGAGGCTAAAAAGGCGGCTGAGGCCAAAAGAATAGCGGAGGCTAAAACAGCGGCTGAGGCTAAAAGAGTAGCCGAAGCTAAAAGAATTGCTGAGGCAAAACGTGCGGCTGAGGCAAAACGTGCTGCCGAGGCTAAAAGAGCTGCTATTGAAGCTTCAAGAAGACGAGCTGTTATTGAAGCGGCTGATGCAAAAAAAGAAGAATATAGGCGTCAACAAGAAGCGGCTGAAGCCAGAAGGGCTGCCGAAGAACCTCCAAAGCTAGAAGCTCCTGTTGTTATAAATGCTGAAAGACAAAGGGTTGTTGATCCTATAGGGTCTGTTGGTAATTCAGACCCAGAGCCCACACCTCCCGATACACCTGTTTCTTTTGTTCCAGGAGGCGGGACTGGGATAACGTATGATGAGACAGGAAGCTCGGGGCCTAAAGGCAACGAAGATCCTTCTCTTCAAAATACTGTAGCGCCTATGTGGGCGGCTCAACCTCCAGAGTTTAAGTTTACAGCAGAGCCTGTTCCTAGAATTAATCCAAATTGGAATGGTCTTGAGGAGTGGAAAAAGCAACAGGAAGAACCCACGCCTCCTGATATTTTAGACGGGCGTGGATTAACAGACATAATAAAAGAGAGTGAAGGACCTGCTCCAACGTTCCCTCCTATAGGAGATATGCCGACAGAATATCCATATGAAGAAGGTCCAAGAGATGGACCTAAAACGGGACCTGCACCTCCAGGCTTTACGCATTCTGGAGGACCGTCAACGATGGTTATGGTTCCTTTCTACAACCCTACAACGGGTGAAGAATGGATGGCATCAAGCGGAGGATGGAGTCCTGCACCAGGCTGGGTTCAAGGAAGAAAACCCGCAGATTGGAAGCCGCCAACAAGCGAGCAGCCAAGTCCAACACCATCTCCAAATCCAGAACCAACGCCTCCGCCACCACCTACGTTTATAGATATGGATCCGCTGAAAGGTATGCGTGAGCAGTTTGTTCCAAGAAACATCCTTGGTCAATCTTATGATCCGCAGGTTCGAGAAGACTTTGTTAAAAAAATGCAGTCGGGAGCTAATATATCTAGATACCCGACTTATGAAATGCCAACATCACCGCTTCCTCAAACCCAGTTCGGAGGGTACGGACAGCCTATGCCTATGTCGCCACTAGCGCCATATGCTGGTTTAGGTGCTCCGCCGATCCCGCCAACTGGTGAAGATGAACCATATGATGAAGACGCAAGACCAGGAGGTCCTTCGCAACCACCTAGAGGAGGCGGAGTGTTTTAATGGATACAGTTAATCTCTCATCTTATATCTTTAAAAAACTTCAAAAGTTTGAAGAAGGTCATATTGAGTACTTGACTGGCGGTAACATTAAAACAATGGAGGACTATAAATTCGTGATGGGTGAGTTATCGATGCTTCGCACCCTTCGCGAGGAGTTAAAAGAAGCATTGCGAACTGAAGGAGACCCCGATGAGTAATCTGTCAGCAACAGATGCTCTCGCAAAATCGTCATTAGATGACGCGTATGTGAGTAGTGAGGAACGTGTTTTAAATCCAGATCTTCTGGACAAAACACTATTAGAAAGAATGCCAAACCCTGCTGGGTGGAAGCTTCTTGTTTTACCTTATAGAGGCAAAGGCGTAACAGAAGGCGGGATTGTTCTGACAAAACAAACCTTAGACAAGGAAGGTCTAGCTACTGTTATTGCTTATGTTCTTAAAAAAGGCCCATTAGCCTACCAAGATGACGACAAGTTTGGCGGCATACCTTGGTGTGAGGAAGGACAATGGGTGTTAATAGGTCGTTATGCAGGAGCCAGATTTTCTTTAGAAGATGACTCTGAAGTGCGAATTATTAATGATGATGAAGTTATTGGGACCATTTTGAATCCCGATGACATTAAGTCAGGGTGAGGTGAAACATGTCAGAACAAACCTTAAGCGAGGCACTCGCTGATATTGATATTGATTTAAATATCACAGACGAGGATATAGAAAGTGCAGCAATTCCAGCTAATCTAAGAAGTTCAGACGATGAGGTTCAAGATGAATCTACATTTGTTGAACTTTCGGATGAAGAGCTAGAAGAAATATCTCCTGTTACAGATGATGAAGTAACAGAAGACTTTTTAGCTAATGAAGAAGATTACGAAGAAGAAACTGAAGCTGAACGAAGGGCTAGAACTGCTCAAGAGCGGATCAATCAAGCTGTTCGTCAAGCTAAAGAATTTCAACGTAGAGAACTTCAAGCTGTCCAGTACGCTAAGCAACTGCAAGAAGAGAACAAGAAGCTTTCTGCCCAATCAAGACAGACAAGCGTTAACTCTGCCGCTCAGAACTTGCAGATACAAGAAAGCTATTCGAAGGAATTTGAAGGCAGAATTGAAGCCCAGGCTGATGCTGCTAAACGAAATCTTCAAAAAGCTTATGAGTCTGGAGATCCTGAAGCAATGGCAGAGGCTCAACAGCTTATTGCCAGAACCGAGGCCGATCGTTCTTCTTTATCACAATACAAGCGTGAGCTTGCAAAGTATAAAGAAGACTACAAAAAATGGGCTGAAAGTCAGGTTAACTACCAAGAACCAGAGTATCAGATTCCTGATAATTATAATCAAGAACCTGAACCGCAGTACTTAGAGCCTTCTAGCAAAGCTCAGGAATGGGCTGCACAAAACGAATGGTTCGGCACAGATAGAGTCATGACCAATGTGGCTTTTGCTGTACATGATGAACTTGTTCGATCTGGAATTGACTTAGAATCAGATCAGTACTATTCTGAAATTAATCGCAGAATTCGACAGGAACTCCCTCACAAGTTTCAAGAAGAGCGATCCGCAGGAAACACGAAACCCGTCCAAAGAGTTGTTTCCGGTACGCGCACAACAGGAAAAGGACGCAATCAAAACGATCGTAGAATTGAACTTTCGCCCACTGAACAACAGCTTGCAAAAAAACTCGGTGTGCCGTTCAAAGAATACGCAAAACAAAAAATGAGGTTGCAAAGATCATGAATGAAGAGACAAAAATAAAAGGTTCTGGAGGATCCAGCAGGATGCCCAGAAGCGCAAGTGGAAGAGATTCCACTAAAGCTCGTCAGCCATGGCGCCCACCTCAAATTTTAGAAACGCCTGAACCTCCACCTGGGATGAGGTATCGGTGGCTAAGAACTCATATTCGAGGCGAAGCCGATAAAACCAACGTACACATGAGAATGCGAGAAGGCTACGAAGTAGTCAATCCTGCTGAAGTTGCTGGGTATGATTTACCTACAATTGATGAAGGATCTCACGCTGGAACTGTGGGCGTAGGCGGATTAATGCTTGCTAAAATCCCAGAAGAAACGGCAGAAGAAAGGAACGCATACTTCCAAAGTCGAACTGAAAACCAAATGAATGCGGTTGACAACGACCTTATGAAGGATGAACATCCCTCTATGCCTATCTCTAACGAGAGGAGAAGTAAGGTAACATTTGGCGGCTCTAATAAATAGAGCCATTATGATTGTGTTTTAAGGAGAAAATAAATGGCGAATCAAGACGCCCCTTTTGGACTCCGCTATGTTCGCAATATTCAGGGGAACTACAATTCTTCTGGTCAGTCTCGTTATAGGCTAACGACTGCTGACGCGACCAACACTACTAGCATTTATGCAGGTGACATTGTTACCCAAAATACTGCCGGTATTGTTACTCGTATTGCTCGCGCAGATGGTGGATCCGCTACTTCCGACATTATTGTCGGCGTGTTTAACGGCTGTTTCTATACAGATCCTACGACCAGCACTCCTACTTGGAGTAATTACTGGCCTGGAAATGCAGCGACCGATGCAATTGCTTTTATTTTCGACCATCCTATGGATGTGTTTGAAATTCAAGCAGATGCAGCGTTTCCTGTTGCAGATCTGTGGGGGAATTTCGATATTGTTGATAACGCTGGTACTGGTAGCACAGACTCAGGCCTCTCTTATGTAGAGCTTGATGTTTCTACCGGCGCTACAACAGCGACGTTGCCATTAAAAGCCCTGGATATTTCTGGTGACCCAGACAATTCAGATGTAGGTTCAGCCAATACTAACGTGCTTGTCACCATTCAGAATCATCTGTTTGGCCAGAAGCAAGTTGGTTTAGCTTAAGGAGTTAATATATGGCTATTTCAAGAGCCCAATTAGCCAAAGAGCTAGAGCCTGGACTCAATGCTTTATTTGGTATGGAATATGCTCGTTATGAAAACGAGCATGCAGAAATTTACGAAACAGAGTCTTCTGATCGAGCATTCGAAGAAGAAGTACTTATCGTAGGTTTTGGTGACGCAAAGGTTAAAACCGAAGGACAAGGCGTATCTTATGATAACGCTTCTGAAGGTTTTACAGCACGCTACACTCATGAGACCGTGGCTTTGGCCTTCGGACTTACCGAAGAAGCTGTTGAAGACAATCTGTATGACCGCCTTGGCGCTCGTTATACTAAGGCTTTGGCCCGTAGTATGGCGCACACTAAGCAGGTTAAAGCAGCTAACGTTCTTAACAATGCGTTTAACACTAGCTTCCCAGGTGGTGATGGTCAGCCTTTGATCAGCACAGCGCACCCGCTTGCGTATGGCGGTACTCTGGCAAATCGGGCAACTACCATGTCCGATTTAAACGAGACTTCGCTTGAAAACGCATTGATCAGCGTATCGACTTTTGTTGATGACCGAAGCATGATCTTGGCCCTTCAAGGCACCAAGTTGATTGTTCCGCCTCAGCTTCAGTTCGTAGCTGATCGTTTGCTTGATACCCCAGGACGCGTAGGTACTGCGGACAATGACATCAACGCAATCAAGAACATGGGTCTGTTACCGCAAGGTTATGCAGTCAACCATTTCTTGTCTGACAATGATGCATGGTTCTTGTTGACCGACTGCCCTGACGGGTTTAAGCACTTTGAAAGAAGCCCGATTTCAACTTCTATGGAAGGTGATTTCGACACAGGCAATGTTCGATACAAGGCTCGAGAGCGTTATAGCTTCGGGTTTAGTAACCCACGTTGTGTGTTTGGTTCGCAAGGAGCTTAATGTTTCATGTGAAACATAAGAAAAAGGTGGTCTTTTGGCCACCTTTTTTTTATTCTAAGATATAGATTCTGAGATAAAACAGCCTAAGTAACCGGCTCAGCGGACGTTACGAAGATACTTAGGCGAATCCTTTCGTAAGAGGTGACCATAATGGCGCAAACCACTTTTTCTGGACCCGTTAAATCTTTAGCTGGTTTTATTACCGCTGGCGTTAATAGCAGCGTTAGCTTATCTGCTGACACTACACTTACTGTAGCTGCTCATGCCGGTAAAATTATTATGTTGAACGATGCAGACGGCAAGTTTACTTTGCCTTCTATTTCTTCAACCGCTCCCAATGACCCTACTTCTCCCGACCAAACAAACAACATTGGCGCGTCTTTCTTTTTCTATGTTGAAACCGCAGCAACCGATCTTGACATCTTGACTGACGGCACTGACAAGTTTGTTGGTGCGGCTATAGTTGCTGTTGATGATGGCGCGAAGAAAGCATTCGTTCCTGCTGCATCTAACGATGTAATTACTTTAAACGGCTCTACCAAAGGCGGGATTATTGGTAGTGTTATTAAGGTGACTGCTATCGATACTGCAACTTACCTCGTTCATGATTCTTTATTAATCGGTTCAGGAACTATTGTTACTCCTTTTGCTGACGCTTAATAAGATAACTTTAGGAGAGCAACATGGCTGATGCAGTCACTTCACAAACTATTCAGGACGGTGAGCGTAAAGCCGTCCTAAAGTTTACTAATGTCAGTGATGGAACCGGCGAGACAAATGTAGTTAAAGTCGATGTTTCTTCTTTATCTGCAAACTCGTCTGGACAAGCTTGTACTAAAGTAACTGTCGCGCAAATATGGTGGCAGTGTGTTGGTATGGGTGTTGAGCTTTTGTTTGACGCTACCGCTAACGTTTTAGTTATTGGCCTGTCTCCAGATAGTAACGGTTATCATGACTATACTCCTTTTACTGGTATTCCAAATAATGCCGGTGCTGGCGTAACAGGAGACATTTTGTTTACAACTATCGGTGCAAGCGCAAATGACACTTATACTGTTATTCTTGAATTGATAAAGGAATATTAATGACAACCTCTGGGACTAGAGATTTTGAGCCAGATGTAGCGGAATATATCGAGGAAGCATTTGAAAGATGTGGACTTGAATTTCGCACAGGTTATGATGGGATTACCGCAAGGCGATCCCTTAACCTGCTTTTGGCTGACTGGGCAAACCGTGGCTTAAATCAATGGACCATTGAAAATACAACAACAACCTTAACTCAAGGTGCTGAGTCCATTGACTTAACATCGTCCACAATAGATGTATTGGATGTTGTTATTAGAAGAACTGAAGGTGGCACTACTACAG